AACCAGTAGCCACCAGACAGCATGTTGCCCGCCGTGTAAGCGACCACTGGCTTCAGCTGGGACACCAGCTGGATGAACTGGGTGGTATCTTCGATACCGGCAACTGCACCGCCTGGCGAGTTGATATCCAGCAGGATGCTTTTGACCTTGGGGTCCTCGGCCGCCTCGACCATCGCATCACGAATGTCGGTATAGCCGATCACGCCGAAAAAGCGCATCCAACCAGCGCTACCCGAAACCAGCGGACCTGTGATGGAAATCACACCCACGCCGTCAATGACCTCGAGCAGTGACGGCATCTGCATCGAATCCATCGAGCCGCCACGCGCAACTTGCAAGTCGGCCGCTTGCTGAATTGCGACAATGACTTGCTGATAGCTTTCTTCCGAGCCGGCCCAAGCGTCGTACATTCCTGACTCCAAAGTTGCCGGAGTGTAATTCAACTCTCGGCTTGATCCAAATCTCGAAGCTCGGTATGGAGCGGCAACACAAACCCTGCCGCATTTTCTCCACCCACCTGGGCAAGGTTTGAGGGCAGCAGCTTCAAGCTCTGCGCGAAGGATTCCAAGCTGTGCCCTTCGAAAGGCTCGGCCAACTCGATGCGGAAGTCGCCCGACGTGATCGTGACGGACACCCCGCCGAACGTCGCGCTACGCAACTCGACTTGCACCTGGTCCATGCGGCCAGGCTCCACACGCAGCGTGAAGATCAGGCCGACGGCGGACTGGCTGACCGAAACGACCGTGCAGGTGCCGTGCGACACGCCGAGGGCCAGCGCGAGTGCACGTCCGACCGCGGCCGCCGTGCCAGCGCCGGCTGCTGCGCCGATCGCGGTGACCACCGAGATCACGCCCGAGACCACCGTGCTCGTGCCGGCCGCAGACCCCACCGCCAGGGCAAGTGCTTGCAGGGCCCCGGCCACGCTCGAGGTGCCAGCTGCCGAGCCCAGCGCGAGGATCGCCGCCGTGATCGGCCCGTTCGCCGTCGACGTGCCGGCAGCTACGCCTTCCGCGTTCGCGAGCGCCTGCCCGGCAGCGGCGGCTGCCGCGGAGCCAGCCGCTGAGCCGGTCGCCGTGATGCTCGAGACTGCGACGGCCGAAGCCGTGCCCGTGCCGGCCGCCGAGCCCGTCGAGACCGCGATCGAAGTGCCGGTGGCAGCCGCAGTCGACGTGCCAGCCGCTGCTGCGCTGCTCGCCGACAGGCCAACTGCGGCCGCGGTGGACGTGCCATCTGCAGCACCCACGCTGGTTGAGGCCGAGCCGCTGCTCGCCGTCGCCGTCGCAGTGCCGGCGGCACTCCCAGCTGCTACCGAGAGCGCTTGACCGGTCGCGGCCACCGTGGAAGTGCCGGCCGCCGCAGCAGTACCGCTCACGAGCGCCGCACCGACCGCAGCAGCCGTCGACGTGCCAGTCGCCGAGGCTACCGAGGCGGCACCCTGTGGCACAGCCTCCGCGGTCGACGTGCCTGCGGCCGAACCGGTCGCCAGGGCAAGGTTCGCGCTGGTGGCGGCCGCGGTCGACGTGCCGGCGGCGGCGCCAGCGCCGAGCGCGGCCACGGCCGCAGCAGCCGTCGACGTGCCTGCCGCGGATCCTGACGCACTCGCGTTCGATTGGCCGGTCGCCGCCGCCGTCGCTGTGCCGGCGGCGGCGCCCGCAGCTTCTGCGTTTGCCTGGCCTGTCGCAGTTGCTGTCGAGGTACCGGCTGCTGCGGCTGCCGAGGCAGCCGTTGAAATTCCTACCGCAGTTGCGGTTGCAGTCCCAGCCGCTGCGGCTGCTGCGCTTGCGTTCGCCTGACCGACCGCCGTCGCCGTCGACGTGCCGGCGGCTGCGCCATCTGAAGGTGCCGCAGAAGCGGCCGCTGTGGCAGTTGAGGTGCCGGCAGCACTGCCAGTCGCGAGGGCAAGTGGTGCGGCGGTGGCAGTCGCAGTCGACGTGCCGGACACTGCGCCCGCCCCGCTGAACAGCGCAGAGCCAACAGCCGTCGCAGTCGACGTGCCTGCCGCCGAGCCCGGCTGAAGCACGTTCGATTGACCGGTAGCCGTCGCCGTGCTCGTTCCAGCCACAGAGCCAGGCTGCGTGGTCGTCGCGCGGCCGGTCGCCGTCGCAGTCGACGTGCCCGCGGCCGCGCCGACCGGCGTGCCGACGGAAGGGTCAGCGACGAAGGTGGGCGAGCCGTTCGAAGTGAGCGTGCGGCTGTTCCCGCTGCTGTCGGTCGTGAGGGCGCCGTTCGCAAAGGCGTAGTGCGCCCACAGGTTCGAGGTCCGGACCGGCGTGAGCGAGCCAGCCTCTGCCAGAAACTCGGCGCCCGAGAGCTCGGCCTGCCAGACACGGCCGCCCGCGACCGACATCTTGGGGGTGTCGCCGCCGGTGCCGCCCCAGGCGATGGCGGTCGACGAGTCGGTAGGCTTGCTGCTGGTCTGCGACTCGACGAACGAGCCGTCCACATACAGCGAAGTCTCGAGCGTGCCGTCTCCGTTGTCGTGCACCTTGATGCCGACCGCGCGCCACGCAGAAAGCGTGAACGCTACGCCCGCGCTGTTCCCGCCGCTGGCTTGCGCCTCGACCTGGACGAGATTGGTTGCACCGGTCGAGTTGACCTGCAGCATCTGGCGCAGGGTGCCGCCGCTGTCGGCGTAGCGCACCCAGGCCGGATTGGCCTGCCCGCTGTCCGCGTCGACCCGCAGGTGAAAGCAGGCCGACAGCGGGCTGGAATTCGGGATCGACCCCGACGACTGAAGCCGATAGAGCAGATCCCCTGTGCTGTCGAATTGGACAGCCACGGGATCAGTCTTCGGTGATGGCCGTCGCGGTCGACAGCTGCGGCGTCACGCCGGTCGACACCGAGATGTTCGGCGTCACCGTGCCCGAGTACAGCAGCTTGCCGGCGCCCGACGTGGCCGTGCCGACGCCGAAGTGGGTGATGGTCGACGTCGAGCCGGTGCAGGCCGGAAACGAAATCGTGGCCACGGGCGATACCGAGTTCGCCGTCACCGTCCAGCCGCCCGACGTGCGCGCCACCGCCACGCGCGCGTAGCTCGTGTAGGCGGTCTCGCTCGTGGTCTGGTCGCCCGCCTCGCCCGGGTCGGCGGTATGCAGAGACACGTACAGGTTGGTCAGCGGACTGGACGCCGCGTTGTCCGCAATGTTGGCCACCGCGGTCGCGTTGAACAGCAGCTTCAGGAGATCGTTCTCCCAATTGTTACCCTTGGACATGATGCTTCCTTACTGAGTGACGTCGTTGCTCACGACGAGGGTTGCGGTCTTGGTCGAGAAAATCTCTGCGCCTTGGCTGAACTGGATGTCCCACAGAACATCACCCGCCGGCCAGTCGGCAGTCGCGCCACGCAGCACGAACTCACCGGTACCGCTGCCGGCCGTGACCGAGAGCTCGCTCAGCAGCTTGCCGCGAGTCGTGCGCACCTGGCTCTTGATCGTGATCGACGCGGCGACATAGTCCTTCGGCAGTCCAGCCTCATCGAGGTAGGTGCAAGCCGCGACGAAGGTGTCCCCTTTCTTGACTTCCAGCTTCTGCATGGTCAGACCTGCGGAGGTTCCTTGGGCGACGGGGGCGCCGTACCCACACGCGGCAGCTCAGGCTGCGGCACGCGCTTGGACCACAGGTAAATCACCAGCCACATGCCGGCGATGACCTTGGGCGCCCAGGGCGCGATCGTCAGCAAGTCGGCCTTGATGTCGGCCGGCATCTCCGCCCAGCCCAGCAGCAGCACCGGGCCCATGCTCATGACCCAGGTCGAGTACTGCCGGAGCATGATGCCCAGGTCCCACTTGAATTGGCCTTTGCGCTTCATTTGGAGGCTCCCTTCGTCTTGGTCGGGGTTGCGGGCTTCAGGCTCTGGTTCATTGCGCCGCCGCCCGAACCACCGTTGGACGTGCCGCTGTAGGGGTTGTCGGCCGAGGCGCCTGCGCCGGCCTGGAAGAAGCCCGTGCCGCTCAGCGGCTTGAAGCCAGCCGGCGGCAGCTTGCCGGTCAGCTCGATACAAGCCTCCTCGTCCGTGAGCAAGCCGAGGCTCAGCTGCTCGAGGATCCGGGCCTGCTTCATCGCGAGGAAGGCCTCCAGCTCGTTGGCCGGGCGCAAGTCGATCTCGGCCATCTCGTAGCGGACCGCCACGTCGAGACCGAATAGCCGCACACCCAGCGTCAGCGCCTTGGACAGCAGCTCGTTGATCTTCAACCGCACCACGCCGTTGGCATTCTTCATCGCCAGCAGCGTCTCGCTCGACGCGATGTTCTGCGTGCCGCTGCCGTGCCCGAGCACACTGGGCATCGCCTTCGCGCCGGTCGACATCTTGCCGTTCATCAGCGACTGCACGGTCTTGTACACGTCGCTCTGGTCGTGCGTGCCGCCCTCGACGTACTTCACTTCGATGAAGTCGAAATTGACCAGCGCGTCTTCCGGCTCGAGGCCGTTGATCACGTCGGCGCAGGTCTGGCGCACGCCGTCGATGTACGTGGCCAGCTTGTCCGGATCGTTCTTGATCAACGGCGGGACCGACTTCATCAGGTCCTCGTAGTTGATGGTCACTTCCATCCGCGGGAAGGCCGCACGCTTGATCACTCGACGTAGGTCGTTGGTGAACTCGTTGTCCGCGAGCGCGGGCTGGATGGCCGACTCGAGCATCGAGCTCGCGTAGGCCTGCCGAAGGTCCTGGTCGATCGACACGTAGAAGAACGTGGGGATGTCGAGATCGATCTCGACACCCGAAATCACCTGCACCGGCCGCAGCCCCTTGTCGTCCTCGTAGAACTTGATCTGCGACACGCTCAGCGGCACGATCTTGGCCGGCAGCCGGGCCTTGTCGAGCACCAGCTCGAGCGAAGCGGCGCCTTCGAGGATCATCTCGAGCCCGAGCGCTTCGGCCGTGCTCAGCATCGAGTTGATCTGGCTGAAGCCGGTCGAGTAGTCCGGCACCAGGTCGAAGCGGGTCAGCAGCTCGTAGCCCAGCCGAGTGGCGTCCACGTTGAAGCTGCCGTCCATGTTGTAGGCCTTCAGCTTGAACTGATCGCTCAGCGCCATGCGAAGGTAACTGAAGACGGTCGCCGACAAGTCAGGCGACACCCGAATCATGTCGCGCAGTACCTTGGGCGTGTCGCCGTTTCGGCGGAAGGTCAGAAGGTCGGTATTGGCGACCTGCCGATCCTTTCGAACCAATACTGCCGTGCTGGGCGTCGCGCCCGGCGCGTAGGGCGCCACCGATTGCTGCTTGGCCTTCACCTTCGGGGTTTCGATCGGCGCAAGCTGGCTCGCCACCTGAAGGCCAGGGCTATCTTTGAATCCCAGGAAGGTTTTCAGGCGCGTCAGCATGGCGCGCATTCTCTCAGAGGCCTACTGATTCTTCAATCGAAATGTCGAAATCAGCGGAATTGAAAGCGTCAGCGAGCCCGAAACCATACCTTGGAGGCGAGTTGCCGTGAACAAATACAGCAAAGCATGGAAATAGTGGTCATTTCCCGCCTCGCTCTTCACCCACACATACTCCAGCTCGCCGTTCTTGTCGCGCTGCTGCTGGCGTTTCATGTCCAGGCATTGCGTGATGAAAATATCACGCTCTTCCTCGGTCCAGCCCAGAAAGATGACCTTGCGCTTGAGAATCAGGTCGACCAGCTGGTCGAACGCCGGGTTCCGGTTGATCTTGGCCTGCCTGATCGGCAGCTTCCCCTTCTCCGCGTCCTCCTCGCCGTTCGTGATATCGAACGTAGCCAATTTCTTGCTTGAGTGATATACGCCGCCGAAGAGGTAGGGGTCACTGCCCTGCATCTCGAGGATCATCGAGGTGTAGGGCTGCGAGTCGAACACCGACACGAGGATGGCGAAGCGCTGCTTGATCTGCGCCACCGTCTTCTGGAACTCGCCCATCAGACACCGCTGCCGGTGCACCACGATCAGCTTGCCTTCGACGTCCATCTTGCCCACCACTAGGTGGCAAGTCAGCCCCAGGTCGCCCCCCAGGAAGTGCAGATCCGAGCTCGAGCCCACGTCCGCGCGCACGTGCAAGCTGTCTAGCAGGCTCTTGGTCAAGCTCTCCTTGGAGTCCTCGAACGGCAGCCCAAGGTCGAAATTGACGAAGTCGGCCCGACGCTCGTACTTCGTGCTGGTCTGGACCAGTCGAGGCGCGTCGATGATGCTGGGCGCATCGAACGGAGATACCGAGAAGCCGGCGGCGTCGTGATTCTCGTCCGGATTCTCGACCACCCACTCGCGAAACTCGGGCGTCAGCTCAGGAATGGTCCCGCAAAAGGGGCAGCGCAGTGCCGCATTCTTCCAATCCACGAGGTGGATGTTGTACTTGGTGATCTCATCCAGGGGTTTATCCCAGCCCGGCACCTTCACGTGCTCATAGTAGTCCGGCAGGAACCATTCCTGGCAGTCACAGCAGCGCACGAAGTTGAAATGCCGGCGCGAACGCTGAAACATCGCGTCGATACCCCATCCAGGGAATGTCGGCGTCGAGAATTTGCGCTGCAGCTTGTACTTGCTGTGCTTCAGGCGAGATTCGTAGGTGGTGAGCACCACCTGGTCGCTGAAATCCACCTCGTCGTGAATCAATATGTCCGCAGGGGTCGAAATTGCCTGATTTTGACCAAAAGTGCCGTTAAAGTAGATAAAACTGTTGCCAAACTGCTTAAGTTGGTTCGAATCGACGTCTTTTGACAAAGAAAACTTCAAATCATCGCTATCTCCGATGATTTTTGTGATGCGCGCCTTCGAAAGTTTCTCGACAAAGTCGGCCGTGGGCAGGGTATAGATGGCCGTGGTGTTCTTCAGCACCCGAATCAAGGCCAGCGCCTCTCGCAGCGACAGCTCCGTGAGGCCCACCTGGGAGCACTTGCGGGTGATTTTCTCGCGGCTCGTGTCGCTCAGGATCTTCAGCTGGAACTCGTGACCCTCGAAACTGAAGGGCTCGCCGTTCAGTTTGGTCTTGGAGGTGATCCAGTCGGGCAGGTTGTGGAGGGTATACCGATCCTCCAGGTCCGCCCGCAGTCGAGTAACGTGGTCAGAGATCACCGAGCTGTGCCTCGTATTCAGCCATGAACGCCTTCTGGGCGTGCTCGGGCAGGGTTTTCAGTACCTTCAGCAGAATCTGCTCGAGTTTCTGCAGCCGCTCGGCGTTATACAGCTCTGTACGGGTTTTCGCCAGCTCCTGCAGGGATGCTCGGCACGAGTTAGCCACCTGCGCACGCTGATTGGTCGGCACCTCTTTATCTACCAGCACATCTTGCAAAAGAGCCTTCATTTCCGCGTAAAGGTCAGTCAGCTCCTGCTGGAGATTCATGTCCTTGAATTCGACATACTCAGGCTTTGTGCGGGATTTCTTTTCCTTGTCCTGCTCGCCTTCGCCGCGATCCTTCATGCCGAATTTCTTGACGCCTTCCAGTGGCAAATTCACTTCATTCTCCTCGACGGCGTCTGATTATTGGCTCTTGAGCTTGCAGATATACCGGTACATGGTCCGGGTAGAGCAGTTTGCTTCCTTGGCGGCCGATTCGAGGCTGCGGCGCCGGGACATGACCTGCTTGGCCATCTTGGTCCGAAACTCTCGCCGAGCCTCGTAGAAAACCGAGTTGGCACGGCGCTGAATCTGCGTTTTGCCGGGCGGAAGGGCGGGGGTGCAGCGAACCAGGTAGGTCTCGGAGACGCCGAGCTGAGCGGCGAGGGCGCGCTTGGTGATTTTGCGGGCCGCGAGGTCTTTCAGTTGCTTTTTGGTCAGCTGCATGCGGGCCAGTGTAGCAAAGTCGGGAAAAGTGTCGTTTCGGGATTGCGGCCAAAAAGTTTTCAAAATTTTTGTGGGTGGGGGGTGCCCCGGGGGCGGCCAGGCTTTTTCCTCCGCCCACGAAGGTGTACCCGTCATGCCCTTTCCAGCAGTCCCCGACAGCGCCACCGACCGCCACGCCCTCCGCTACAGCGCCCAGGCGCCCACGCAGTCGTGGCGCACATCCCCGACAGCGCGCATGTAGCTGGCCCCTACGCAGTCGGGGGTCATGTTGCGGTCGCTGTCGGGGGTAGTGGAGGTGCTTGGGGCAGGGACAGGGGCGGGGACAGGGACGCTGTCGGGGTGGTGTGGCTGTCGTGGCCTGGCACGGTGGATGCTTTGTGACAATTTACGGCATCGAGGTGACAATTTGGGGCAGGTGGAAAACCCGAAATGTGACCTAGGCTGTCACATAGTGTTGTTTCTATGCCTAAACGGGGTATGGCACGGGTACTGCATATGTGTTGGCACAGACCCTCCACCCTCAGGACACACACCATGGACCGCAACCGCTCTGACTTCGTCGCCCACAACAGCCTCATTCGCACCGTGCCTGCGTGGCAACTGGCCTCCACCTGCAAGCGTCCCTCTGTCCCTGCCAAGGGATGGCTGCGCCGCCTCCTGGGGCTCTGACCCCTACAGCGCACGGCGTGCGCTGCATGGGCCCTGTCCTGGGCCCATGCAGGGCACTCCCCGCCCGACCCATCCACCCTCATGGAGTCACCCATCATGACCATCCGTTCCACCTCCTTCGCCCCCGCCCTGTCCATCCTCGCGCTGGCGGGCTCGCCGGAAGCCGCGCATGACGCAGCCTTCGAAGCCCTGGCCCATGCCGTGCTGCAGCTGATCGCCCACGGCAACCGCCGCACCCTGAACGACACGATCGAAGCCCTGACCGAAGTCAAGGGCGTGCAGGCCAAGCGCGTGCACACGGTCTGCGTGTCCGCCTTCAATACCGCGGCCGCCTCCTGGGAGCGCGTGAAGAAGTCCGAGCCCGCCACGGTGGCCGAGCGCGTCGACTCGATCATGGTGACGGCCCTGGCTGACTACGCCCAGGCCCTGAAGGACGCGGCGGACACCCGCGCCCAGGCCAAAGCCAAGCGCGACGCAGCCAAGGCTGCGGCGGAGAAGGAAGCCGCACGCGCCGCCAAGGAAGCGAAGCGCGCCCAGCAGCAGGCCGAACCGGTGGAGGGTTCGGAAGGGAACAGCGCTGTCCCGGCAGCGCCGACCTTCACGCTCGCCGACGCCCTCGCCATGGTGCGCACGGCGTGCGCCACGGGCGACGAAGAAGCCCTGTCCGCCCTCGAGGGCATGGTCAACGACTTCTTCGTGACCGTGGACACGCCCGAAGGAGAACAGACCCGGGCCCTGGGCGCGCCAGCCGACGTGGCCCTGCTGACCCAGGTCGCCAACAAACTGCAGAGCATCGACCTGTCGATGCACTGACCTACACGGCCCCGCAAGGGGCCTGATGCGAGAGCCCTACGGACCCTCGCATCAGGCTGCCACCGGCACCTGTCCTGCCCTGTCGCCCGCGCTTCGTTGCCCGGCCTCAGCGCTCGCCGCTCCTTAAAAACCAGTCCTGCCTGATCCAGACACGCGGCCCCGACTGCGAGCCCGCCAACAAGCGCGCTGCAGTCTGGCCCGCACCCCGGTAATCCGACCTCTGTGCAACGCTCGCGCTTGCCCTTGACCTACGCACCAGTGCCTAGGTCCAGCGCTCGCCCTGCCTAGCGCTCTGTGCGCGGAACCCAATCGCAGGACTCACACACCAGCGCCAGTCTCATCACTGGCTGCGAGTCCCCGGCAACGGGGGCGACCGATCCCAAGTCAAGCACGTGGCCCCAGTGTGGGTGCACTGCTGACAAACGACAGAGACAGCGTGCAGATGCCAGCGCGCTCACGACGTGCGAACCCGCGAACAAGAAATCGAACTACGCCGCACCGTGAGAGCGTTCGTTACCTGC